GATCGATATCATCAATCGAATTCTGACGATTCTTGGTGTCTTGTCTACGGAGTTCTGGAAGTGGAATTTCCTCTGCTAATAAAGAGGAATCAGCATAGCGTTGTGAAAATTCTTGATATGTAAAACTTCTATGTCGAAGCACTTGAGCCGCCACTCCCCTGGTAGTATTGATCTCCAGGGTCATATATGCCTGCTCAAAGATACTCCAGTGCTGATGCTTTACACAATACTTTAACAGACCAGAGAACTTTTCGTTTTCTTGATTAGCAGGATTGCTTACACGAGCACAATATGCCATGTGCTTCTCTGCGTCTGGAGTGACGCTAATTAGTTTAGTCGGGGTATCCGTCATCGTCATTAAAAATTTCTTCGTAGTCTGAGATGGGTGCATAGTATGAAGCAGGATCATCAAAGTTTTCCCGCTTGTCTATGTAAGCACTTGTATCAGAGAAAACCTCTGATTCAAGAGAGTCTACAAGCAGTTTGAGATTCCTCACTATGAGTTTCAATCTTTCTCTATCCATAAAAAATGGGAGGTTACCCTCCCATCATAACACTATTCAGTTAGTTTTGCAATTACTTGACGTAAGTGCGACCACGATAGCAGAAGGTGCCGTGAGTCTCTTTGGACTCTACACAACGCTGGTCATACTCAACACCACGATATGAGGTGTGGGCAATCTGTGCGTCATGAAGACGTGCTGCTTTCTCGATTTGGTTCTTGATTAGTGTAAGGGTGTTCATGGTAGTTACTCCTAAAGTAGTAGAGGGTTTTACTCCCCGTTCCTTCAGTCGTGTGCGTCCCCGTAGGGATGAACGATCCGTTCCGCGACCTACTTGCGTCCCACAGAGTGGGATGAACGACAGGTCTATTATAGACCTCATACATTATATAGTCAAGTAGTTTTGTATAACGCGATACCGTTTTAAAGAAACATTCCTTTGCTACTCATGTAGTGAATTGTTTCCTTCAAAGTTCCACGATGATTGAGGCCGATAGCAATCTGTGGAAACTCTGCCCTCTCTCCAAACTCTGCCTTGAATTGCTTAATAGTAAAGTCTTCGTTTAAGTGGAAGACTTTTACATTGTTGCACTCATTAAACTGAACACTATTGAGTAAACTTTCTGCTCTTTCACACTCTTGACTACCATTACTGTAAATTACTGGTTGCATTGTTCTTCCTCATACTCAATTACAACTCGCTTATATTGCCTACCATTACTATCTACACAAGAGATATGTCTCAGTGTGCCATTAAGTTGTTCTGTAATTTCGTGCAGTTTCCACCATGGGAGTTCTTTTTCTTTTTTAGTCACAATGGATTACCATTCTTATCGAGAAGACCTAGTTTTTTGATGTGAGAAATGTTTGATCTCTCACGTTTTTTTATCTTCTTATACTCTTTGATAATTTTATCAATCTCTTTATTAGAGACATTGACCTTCAACTCACTTTCATCATCGGTGCGAACAAATCCAAGTCCACCATGACTTTGATCCTCTACAGTATCAACATAATCATTGATAACATCTTGAATCTCGTCTTTAATTAGTTCGTTAATTTGTTCTCGGAGATTCTCTTCATTCATTTTCTCTTCTTTTCTTTCTTTGGTTTTTGACCCCACAACTTGGGACTCACTGTTCCATATCCAAAATCAATTTTTTGAACAGAACCCTTTCCATACTTATCGTAGTACATATCAAAAAGTTTAGAAACCTTACCACAACGAACAAGATCAAGGTGCTCTTTACCATCGACAACATACCAAATCAGACGGGCATCTGTAGGAAATGATTTGTCATTCGCAGTGCTAAGAGTTGTCTTTTCCAGAAGAACCTGACAACTGTAATCAGATGGATTAATTTGATTGGATTCTGTTCCAAATTCTGCCATTTTTTCTTGTTCTTTTACAGCAACCGTCATGAGCGGTCCCCCCAACGAATGTCTGGAAATGCTTCGGCAACATTTGCTTGAGTTATCTTGTATTTAGATTGCAATTGTTTATCTTTTGTTAAGCATAAGATCTTTGCTTCCTCTGGATGAAGACCTTCAAGCATCTGAATAAACATGGTTTCTCTGCGGAGACCATTCAAAGTATCGTTGCCACCTTTTACAAAGTTATAAAGATGCTTCCACTCTCTGCGAAGGGATGTGTGGTCAGTTCCAACTGGCACTTCATTCTCTTTAAAAGGAACTTCTCCAGGAGGGAGAATAGTGATGATGCTATCATCAAAGTTCCAAATTAAAATAGCAGTAAGTGCATCATTACGATACTCCTGAAGCATTGCAACTTTCTTTGCATTGCTACGCTGTTTGCTCACGACCTCTAAGATCTCATGAACAAATGGATTGGGTGGAAGTTCTTGCTTAGTCTTAGTCTTCGTCGTCGTCTTCGTTGGACTCATAATAGTTTTCAAATCGTACAGCTAAAATTTCATCGGGAAGGACATTACCGTTTTCATCAAACATCTCTGGATGAGTGTAAACAGGTTGTGTTTGGAACTGGTGCTCCTTTGCTAACCATCCTACCACACCTCCTACAAAAAAGAACATGATTGAGACTAATGTTCCTATCGTTAGTGTTACTGCTAACATCTTCTGTCCTCCAGAGACTATTTCTTTCTGATGTCCAGATAGAAGTTCAGATGAAATACAATCTCTCTTCGGAAGAGGGAGACCATCTTTCCAAACTTTACCTGAAAAGTTTTTGGTGGTTCGGGTGGTTTTATCCTCCTTTTTCTTAATAGTAATTCAAATCCACGATTAATGTGGGTTTCCTGTTTATTTAGATTGCTTTTTCCTTCTTCCAGGTCTTCGGTCATTACTATACCTCTCTGCATCATCTATGAAACTTTGTAAGTAGTTTCTAATTTTTCTTGCTTCAGGTTTAGGAATGTGACCATAACCCTCTCGCAATTGTTTATGCTCGTTATCAGCACCACCTTTGAGATATTCATCTAACTCTACGATTGTATCGTTAAGTTCTTTTGTTGTTGAACTAGTGATGAATGAATCTATCTCATGTTTTTTTGTTTTATTGTCCTTGAGGTAATCATAGAACTTTAAATTCATTTGTCCCTCAAAGGCATTATCAATCGCATGTTCTATTAGATCGAAGATGTCGCTGAGGTTCTGTTCCATTAGACTAATTTCTGCTCCCTTAAATACTGAACTGTTTCGGAGCAACCTCCGATGGATGTTTCATCAATCAAAACTTGTGGAAATGTAGAACCATTTCCAAACTTTGAGTAAAACTCCTCCCTGGTGTAGTCTCTGTTTAATTTATACACCACATGTTTTTGCTCTGCCAGTTGTAACACTTGGACGACCTTTGTGCAATAGGGGCATCCATCCTTTGAGTAAACTGTAAAAGTCATTTTTGTACTCCTTTCCAATCATTTTCAAAAATTTCCATACCTTTGTCGGTAAGAATGTGATCATACATCTGATCAAATACTTTGGGTGGCATGGTGCAAATTTCAGCACCATTATACCATGACCTGATGGCACGTTGCACACTGCGGATTGATGCTGACAGAACTTGAGTTCGCATCCCATGGATACGATACAGCTCAGAGATAGATCTGACAACCTCCAGACCTGCTACTGACTGGTCGTCCAAGCGTCCTACGAAGGGAGAAACGTATGTTGCCCCCGCCTTTGCTGCTAGGACTGCCTGAGCGGCACAGAAGATGAGTGTGACATTGACTTTGACTCCCTCATCAGAAAGTGCTTTACAGACCTTCAGACCCTCGCGTGTGCAGGGAACTTTGATGGTGGCAACATTGCCAAACTTTTGAGATAGTCTAGATCCCTCCGTGTACATCTCAACGAAGTTACCCATGACCTCCATGCTTATATCTTTTACCCCAATGTCTTTAATCTCTTGATAGACATCTTCAGGATTTTTTCCACTCTTCATAATGAGAGTGGGGTTGGTAGTAACTCCGTCTACCAATCCGGTTTCAAAATATTTTTTAATGATCTCAGTGTCAGCAGTATCTAAAAATATTTTCATTAAAAGGCAAATTGCTACGCCCCTTATATATCAGAAATTTTCCTCTTTGTAAAGGTCTTCTAGTCTCTCTCTTGTCAAATCAACATACATTACTTCTTCACCTGCTGTTGGTGCTTCCGGGTGACGTTTTTGAGGTTTATCATTCATCATTTTATTAATGTTCTGAATGTTTGCCCACATCATCGCAAAAGCACTACCAGCAATAATGGCAAAGCAAGTGAAGTAAACGAGAACCAAATACCCGTTCATGTTTTTAATCTCTTAGAAATTAGATGATCTATACTAAAGTTTCCTCCACCATTAAGGATGAGACATGCTGCCCCTCCCCAATAAAGACCCAAGAGTTCTAACAAATAAATGTTAAATCCAGCAGTGGCGATAGCATGATAGATTGCAATCGTGATTGTTCCAAAGATTGCTAACGCACCAAATCTAACACCGAGTCCAATAATCAACATCCAACTTCCAATAATCTCAGAGAGTGCTGCGATGTATGAAAGAACAATGGGAAAAGGCAGATGCAATGGCCTTACAAATGCATCTGCAAAGTTCTCAATGTTGTCTAGTTTTTCATATCCGTGATGGATAAGAAGCACCCCGACACAAAGTCGGAGTGCAAGAAAACCAACAGACTGAATCATAATGCATTACCCCTAGGAAGAACTTCTTCTGGGAATACAAAATTCTCATGTGGTTGATCGACAGGTGCCAACCAAGCACGGAGACCTTCATTCAAGAGGATATTCTTGGTGTAGAAGGTTTCAAATTCAGGATCTTCTGCTGCACGAATCTCCTGAGATACAAAGTCGTAAGCACGGAGATTAAGAGCAAGTCCAATAATACCGATAGAACTTGTCCAGAGACCCATGACGGGAACGAAGAGCATAAAGAAATGCAACCAACGCTTATTACTAAAAGCAATACCGAAGATCTGTGACCAGAAACGGTTCGCAGTAACCATCGAGTAAGT